AGCCTTGAGACCGCCGTAGATAGATGCTGCTGGAGTTACGTACAGTGCGTCAACACCATTGCCTGGTGTGTTTGAGATAAGAGCGCCGATACCAGCGGTAGCACCACCAGTTGTACCTGGAACGTCAGGAGTTACGCCTTGGTCACCGCAGATTACGAACTCTTTGTCAATCGCAACTTCAATTGCAGACTTGTCGGCTGCCTTGATCATGTTGGAGATAACAGCCGAGTCTTCTTGCTCTTGCTCTTTTGATACAGCGTACTCAACAACTGTGCGTTGTGCTTGACCTTGGAACTCGCGAACCTCGGAAAATGCGTCACGACCTACGTTTGTGTCAGTGCCTTCAACGTGCGGTGTATTTGCTACAGCCTTCAGCTTGTCCATGAGACAGCGAGGGCGCTTGTTTTTGGTTGCTGTGTGATTCAGCAAGCCTGTTACTGGGGTAATATCGGCTGCAAGGAGTTCTGCTGTTTGACGCAGAGACTCGCGATTACCGACTGTACTTGAATATGTTTGTGCCATAATTTTAACTTCTATTTAAGATTCTAATTTGCTGGTCAGCGTCGCGCCGAGCAGCGATTGTTTGCCTCGGATCACTGATGATCTTTTGCAGTTTTTTAACTTTTACACTAACACTGTTCGATTTTTTTGGTTCACGAGCAGCTTTTGTATTTAATGAAACGTTCGATGTTTTAGACTTGGGAGCTTTGCGCTTGAGCTTCTTATTTAATTTTTTAGTCTCTGGCAATTTAGTTACTGCCGCACGACCTAAAATTTCAATTAACTCACTTGCATACTCTGGGAGGATATTCTGAACTAATGCAAACTTTGGATTTTTCAAAAGAGCTTCATACTCTTTTGCTTCGTCTGATTCGTCTTCGATCCCTAGCTTGCCACGAACTTCTTCGATGACTCCACCAGCATCCCCAAGTTTTTCTGAGATTTTTTCAATCTCAAACCTGCGGTAACGTAGTGGATCTAGTTTCTCCTCTTCCCTGTCAATGGCATTGAGTAATTGATCTACAGACATAAACTGTTTCCCAAACATAACGCCAGACTCGTCTTCACCAGTCTTCTCATTATATTGTTCAACACGATCCGTAATTAGCTTTCGATTCCAACCTTTAATGTTGACCTCAGTTTGCTTAATTGCATAATCCGCTTCCTCTGTTGATCTAATGCTACCAAACGGATTGTCACTTGTAGCAACATTTGCAGATAATACCTGCAATTGTTCTTCCAAGAACTCAATCTGTTCTTTCCGCTCTTTTTCCTGCAAGCGAGCTTTAGTCAAGGCTTTCCCTGCTTTTGCCGATACTTGCTGTGTAAGTGCTTCTAGTTCTTCTTCGTTTAGATCCTCAATGTCAAATCCTCCATCATCTGAAGGAACGTCTGACTCATCATCGCTTTCTTCCTCTTCATCCTCATCAACTTCGGGGACTTCGACTTCTTCTTCGTCGTCGTCCTCTTCGTCTTCGGTTTCGGGAGCTTCTGGCTCTGGTTCGTCTGTTGCACCTAATGCTTTGTCAATTCGATCTTGTAAAAGATCTTGTCGGCGCTGCTCTGGTGTTTTAGTCTCCTGAATTGCTTCTTCGGAATCAGGGATTTCCGCTTCTAGTGTATCTGTCATATCTACCTATTGTTAATCAGCCAAGGCGGAGGCTGTTAGTGAAATTATATCATAAGTCCTCCCAGCACTAATCTTTGCGGGAGTATTTTTTAAAATTAAATTCTTCCATTAAATCTGCTGTAAGGAATTGAGCAACTGTCTGGCATCGGTTTCCTAAATATTTGTCTGGAGAATACCAAGGCTGAGAGAGCATTTGATCGCGACGATCCTCTAAGTACTCATAGAGGCAGCGGCCAATTTCTGGATTATCGTTAAGATGCTTCTTAAATTCAGTAAAATTCACGATTATACGCCTCCCTCTAGGTTTTGGGTTTCCATATTGCCAACACTTGCTGCTTCGGTTCCGTAGATACCAAACTCAGTGCCATTCTTTTCTTGCATAAGAACCATTTCAAGTTGCTTCTTATATTCTCCAAGCAGGAATACAAACTGAGGATTGCTAAACAATACAGACTCAACTTGACCAGATTGTTGGATTTGCTGTTGCTCGGCTTCGTATTCACTGACAACTTGCATACGTAATTCAGCAGCATTTGGAGCTGGTGCGCGTGCAATGCCAGCAGACATTTGAGCGATATCAGAAAGAGTTTCGTTCTTAACTTTGTCTGTTCCAACTTCAGCAGGAAGAAGAATAATTTCAGCAGCCATTGGATCAGCCATAGTTAGCAGAAAGTCAACAACAGCTTCATTGTTTACTCGACCAGATGTATCTAATTGAGCCGCTTGCATAATTGTATTTGCCATTTTTTCCATCTTTTCTGGATCGTCATACAATGTATTAAAACTTACAGATACATCCATTTCAGTTTCGTCTTCATTTTTTACAAACTGAACTGGTTCTGGGCGACCAGTAATTCGGAAGAATAATTCGTTTGGTCCTTTAAGCTTATACATTTCATATACAAGCTTCAATACATCTTGAGCAAAACTTAGGTGACGATTAATTGATGCAGTTTGCATTTGAATTGAAATAGGATCTTGTGGATCATGGCCAATTAGACGATCTGCTTCAGATACAATTTCTTTCTCTAAATTAAATACAGCCCCAAAGTTCGTGTTACGTTGTAGATATGATGGTGCTTGACCAGTTCGGGTAGCATATACGCCACCAGGTCCTGGACGACCATGATCCCACGTTGGCGGCGCAAGCAATGAAGGACTCACCTCGTAAGCTGAGTTATCCATGTTTGCGTCTCGGAGAACCTTCTGGTTCTTCTGGCTTGCCTTTAGCAGCTCAGGAACTGTTGGTGCGCTGTATAGTGTACGTGCATCGTAACTACGAGACTGCACGACAAAGGGTAATTGGCGCAAGCCACTGAGCAGCGTGCGCTTGGCGAATGGTGGGACTTGCCCATCGCTATCACCAAACTCGGGACTCCATACTGTTAGGTAAATACCTTCAGCTAGATCATCTCGGTCAATTAAACGTTCAAACGTAAAGACAACATCAATCAAGTCGCGGTCTTCATCTAGGGAAGTCGGCTGTCGAGGATTTGGTATTGTGCTGCTTGTACGGAATGCGTTAAGTGTACCACGCTCATTCTCTACTGCCCAATCCGCCCAATCTTTGTCCCATTCCTCGGCGCTTACACGACTTAGAATTTCTTGGGATGTCATTGGTTTACGGATGTGGCAACGAACTGCGTCTTTAAAGTTTGTTGTATAAGATGGTGCAAAGAACTCTTCATCTGGAGCAAGTACTTGTAAAACTGGCTCGCCTTGGTCTTCAATTGTTACTGGTATTTTTGCTGTACCATTTTTCCTTAGTTCACCCAAAGCTTTCTTTACACGCTTTTGATTAATTTCCCATCCTGGGATTGAATTAAATACTTCAAGCGCTTCATCAATACGATCTTCATCTGCTAGTATTGAAATGTAATCTGCCGCCTCTTCTGGGAAACTTTTTTGAATTTCCTCTAGGTCAAAGATCTTTTCGTATGAACGCTTAGTTGGAGATTTATAGTCGCAGTATGCGACTCGCAAAGATTTTTCTTGTGCGTAGTTATCTGCCTTCTCCATTTGCTGCCAGAAATCTTTAATGCCAGCGTCACGAAGCCACTTCATAAATGAAGTAACTTCTTGTGAACGTGCAACATCTTCAAAACTACGAGGATAAGCCCGAATTGAAGATTTGCGAAGTGCATTCTCATTGATTGCTACTTGAGAAGCAATATGATATTCAGCTAAGTGAACCTCTGTATCGCTTGAGTTTTGGAATGGAAATGATGTTTCACCAGACTTCTTTAAGTCACTGGTTTTGCCTTCCCATTGGCAATGGCGAATATTAGCAGAATCACTGCAACGTTTAATAAAGTCAGCAAGACTATCAACGTCCTCGTCAAAAGTCTGCTTGAACTGGTCGTAGTCAAACTCGTCAAAATAAACTTCTGCTTCGTCGCTGTCTTGATTTCTATTTATAGCCATTGCCGTCATTATATCATATTACCTCCCAGTCTTGTTTCTTGCTTCACTGAGTATTCTTATTATTGTTTCATCTCCATATCCAAGAGAATCCTCAAGGTCTTCGTCACTAATTTCTTGATTATTAACTCGCCTATCAATTTCTATCCAATATGCTGCGTTATTAGTTAGAAATGATTTATCGAACTGGATATCTGTAGAATGTTTGTCCATCTAACTCTCCTTTGTTTACTTTCAATCGTTTGCCATTTTGATTAATAATATCTTTGTGGCGTTTTGGTACTGAAACTACAACCTTCTTTTTAGTTTCAAGGTCTTCAGCAAATATAAATCTGGGGTTTCCAGTCTGTTGATGTAGCACTCTAACAGTAACAACTGCTGGTGATGCTGTTTCAATGACATCAATTTCTCCTTTGATTTGATTCATAATCTTTAATACACCACTAGGAAGAATGTATTTGCCATCCATATCTTCTTCCGTACATACTGCTGCACGAAGCTTTCCAATACGCATTGCTGTGTATGTTCCGCCCAATTGCTCTGCTATAGACTTGCAGGTTTCGTTTTCTGTTTCTGTCATAATGTGTAAGTTTATTTGATTTTATGTCTTGGTACTTTTGTATTTGCGTCATCCATTCCCATCGCTAATTCCAGAACCATGCGCTCGCTCCAGCCAGCAAATGGTCCACGCATGAATACTTGGGTTAGGTCGTCAATATCGTACCCCTTGTACTTTTCGAGGGTTAGCTCGATCCAGTGGTCAGTGGCTAGTTGCCACTTATCCTGTGCCTCTTCGTATATGTTCATAGTTAGTATCCTCCTGAGCTAACCAAGCACTTTAGCTTGCCGCCCGAGTAGTGTTCTGGTCCATGTCCGTAGTTTGCTGTTCGCAAATAGCGAAGGCAATCAATAAAGTCCTTCAATGCTTCGTCTTTCTTTTTTTGTGCGCCATAATTTACAATGGCATAAATTAGATTACCACAGTCTTCATGTATAAATACTCGTGGCTTGTTAGCTGCGTCGATTGGCAAGTTTACGTTGTAGTAGAACCAGTCATCAATAGCTGTGAGTCCCTGCTCCTCCTGTGAACCCATAGACGGCACATAGTGAAAGTCGTGGGCAGAAAACTGGTCAAATAAGTCAGTATTGTCTGCATTCTCATTGGCAAAGAAGCGAGAGTCACCAATGCGCTCGAATGGATGGATGCCAAGCTCCTCCTCAATGTCGGAAAAAAGCTCACAATATCCGACAACATCGTAGCCTAGCTTCTTAGATGCTGGTCCAAACTTCCAGTATGGGTCACCAAACTCAGCCCAAGGTCCGTAGGTCTTACGATCTGGCCACTCCCTGCGGATGTAAATCTCTGTATCTGATCCTACGCCTGTTACACCTGCCCATAGGCTTGTGTAGTTACGAGCGCCAGCAGGGTCAACCACTTGGTAGCACGTGTAATCCTTCTTGTCTGACAAGTCTGGAAACTCATCATCTGAAAGCACATGGACACTCTGGCTAAACAGAGGGAACAGAGATGTCATGCTCTTGACTGGAACACCATACGCACGAGTAAGAATCTCGTCTCTAGTACTGTGCTTCAGTTCCTTAGCAATACGCTCATATCCACCGAATGGATTGAACTCCGAGTGGAAATACACTATCCCAGCGTCTTTCTCTGGGCTGTATTGTGTTACTGGAACCTCTTCGTCATCTAGCAATGGTGCTTTGCGCGTCTTCCTTGTCTCTGCTCCCTTTAAAAACTCAGCTACGAATGGCGTGTAGCCGTCAATAGGCGTAAACGTCAGCATCATCTTGGCATCCCGTGTAGCTAAACGGAAGCGCATGGTGCGAATTAGGTCTCCGTCCTCAAGGTACTCGTCTGGCCACAGACCAATGTTGTGCCATTCTGGTGTCTTAGAGCCTAGCTCAAGACCCTCAAACTTACTCCTGTTAGCAATGAACTGGCTGTATGTATGGAACAGTACCTGTGAGCCATTAGGTAGGATGAATGACTGCCCTGTAAAGCCGTTCTTTACTGTGTAGTTCAAATACTCTAACACACCTTTAGTCTTTACCTTAAACTCTGGGGGTAGATACCTGTAGACCGCCGCCTGTTGCGTTCTAATAGACGCATCAGCGTCTTGAGCAAAGCATACGATGATAGACTTTGGATTCTTCAAAGCAGCCTTCACGACGCTCCTAGCTCCATACTCTGTCTTTGAGCTACGATTGCCGCCGAATATCATCAGCGTATCATAGTTATTCAGCATCTCGTCTGCATATTCCCAACCTTTAAGGGATACACC